CAGCGCGAAATACCCGCCATACATCCGCAAGGTTGATGGCATTGAGATCGACGTCAACAACGACTTCAAGTTCATCAAAGGCGAGACTGGGACGTCCGTCCGCTTTGACGACGTCGAGCTTGGCGTTATCAAGCGGCTGCCAGATGATGCTGGCGTCACGTTTGAAAAGCTGGCCGACGCCAGCCCGAACGTAAGCCGCGACATCCGACTTTTCCAAGACGCCAACCAAGTCCGAGACTTTATCGCTCGCGAGTTCATCGGTCGCGTGAAGGAGAAGCAGGCTGGCACGCAGCTCTTCGACGAGACGCCAGACGAGATTGGCTACGAATACACTGTTCCTTGGAACGACTCAGGCACCTACGCTGGAGAAGCGCAGAGATCAGTGGTCGCAGAGCAGATTTCTGACCCGATCAATGACCCTCAAGTCTTGGGCCGTGCTGACGACTTGATGTCTCAGACGGAAGATAACTTCGACATCCCCGCTGGCAAGCGGCTGGCGGTTCAGTTTGTAGACCCGAACCAAAAGACATTTGGCACCGTGCGCGTTCCAGTCGGGAAGCAGAGCCTGGGGCAAGTCCTCAAAGCGTCTGCCTCCCACGAGTTCACAATCGGTTACGTCGATGCACAGTTCAAGTCAGGCTCTGCTGGCGCACAGCGCACGTTCCGCCCGCTCAGCAGCGATGACGTCATGGTGCCATTCAACAGCAGGGTTCCCGTCCGCAGCTCGGACTTTGAGGCCATGCCATCGCAAGCGCAAACCTTGGCGCAGTCTCCGCGTGCGCGTGTGAACAAGCCGCTGTCTCTGGATGCTTTGCACAAGAAGCCAATCGAGGCTGGGGCGGAGTTCAAATCGCCAGTCCCAGAGTGGGGCGTCAAGCTGTCAGAAATGCGCTCGGTGGCAGACCTGCACAACTACCTTTTGCGCCTTGAGAACATCGACTTTGGCCGCCTCAGTTCGCCAAAGCTGATGGATGAGTTTATTGCTCACCGCATCGAGGTCGGCCAAGCGATGCAGCGCCACGCCCCGCAAGGCGTTCAGAAGATCGACCAGACGATGAGGTCGGCAGAAGGCCAGCTCAGAGAAATTATGGGGTCTCGCGCACCAGAAGAGATCGAGTCAGCCATCGGCTTCCTGATGAGAGTCTCTGGCCTGGACAGCCGCCGCGTGCCACTGATGACCACTGCGACAGGTCGGCCTGCATATGCACCAGCCGCTGCACCAACAGCCAAAAATGGCGCGAGCCGAGTCTACCCAGGGACGCAGATCAACGACGACAATGTTGGTCGCATCATTCTGGGCGACGACGCGCTCAACGCTGTCGACGCGAGCGGGCGCAAGTATCTTCCAACCAGCGCCACTCTGGTTCACGAGACTGGCCATTGGATTTACCAAAACCTCCTCGATGAGAGCGACAAGCTCGCTTTCTGGCAGGCGATGCGTAAGTTCGTGAACGAGTCTGGTGTAGATTTCGCTGCGCTAAAGCGCGGCTCTGGCGCTGTATTCGATAACGAGCTTGCGTCTCCAGCCGAGTTCTTTGCAAACCAGTTCATGGCATACACCATGAAGACCAACCAGATTGACATGTCGATCTGGAAAAAGGTTGCCAAGATGGCGGTCACTTTGCTTCGCCGTATCGTGCGCGGTGAAGAAGACTTCGAGATCGACGCTGACATTCTGCCAATCTTCATGCGGCACATGCCCCCGCTTGACGTGGACCCTGAGACTGGCCTTCTGACGGGCGGCGTGAGCCGCTTCGCTGGGCTTGAAGAAGTAGGCAAGCTCCACGGAAAGCCGTCGTCTGTCCCTGGCGCTACGATGAACCAGGCACAGTTCAAGGGCCGACAGCTCGCGCAGCTTGACGAGGTCAGGGCCAAGGCACTGGCAGCTCTGCACGTTGGAGTAACCAGCGGCGACAGTCTGCGCCTTGCGACATCGCTGGAAGAAGTCGCGGCTAAACTGTATGGCCTCTACGGTGGCAAAACTGGGACCGCGCAGCACAAAACCACCTCTGGCCGTGAGGGCGCAAGCGGCTTCTCGCGGATGTATTCTTCCGACAGAAGCCCGACTGCACGCATAGTGAACGCTGCTCAGGCTGACCTTTACGCCTTTATCAACCAGTTGAAAGACGCAGGCTTTGAGGCTAACCGCTCAGCCGTAGCGAATGGGCGCACGTCCCTACTCCCAGACGGGATGGAAGTAAGTGCCGTGAACAGCATCTACGACACAATTGAAAACCAGACGCGGTCGCTCGATGGCGGGGCTTTTGAAGCGGACGCGATGGCTGCTGCCTCGATCCGCAAGGCTGGCCTCGATGGGCTGGACCGTGAAGCTATGGATCACCTTCGCCGCCTGGGCCGAAACGTCCTCTACGCTCTGGAGAAAGACATCAAGTCGAAGCTGTCAGAGTTCAACAAAGCAATGCCGCGATCCGCTCGCGGCGCTGGAGTTATGGTCAGACTGGACGGCAGCGCGTTTACAACGCGTGGCAACCAGAAGAGCCAGCGTTACATGCGGTTGAACGCTGCTCAGGCCGCACAGGAAAAAGCCACAGTCGAGGCGGCGCAGTCTATTGTGGATGCGCTCAACCAAGCTGGGCTGCGCGACGTGCTGTCCGACCTGACGGATGAACAGCTTCTGGACATGGGCCGTGGCAACGCCAAGTCGCCACGCAAGATGACGAGCGCAGAGCTTCTCGCTGGCATCAATGTGCAAGAAAACGCCGCACGCAGCGCGGAGCTTGCCAATGAGCTTCGCAGCCGCAACATGCCGATCCTTGACCTGACGAAAGTCATGGCTGAGCTGACAGATGACCAAGCAAAAATAGTCGCTTTCGCACGGCAGAGCGAAGCAAACTCTCGCGAGGCTCTGAACCAAGCGCTTATGCTGGGCGACCCGCGGATGATTGAGATCACCTCTCTCATCGCACGCGAAAACTGGGGTGTTGAGAACCCAGTGGCAGTGACCAGCCCAAAGGTCAGCAAAGCGGTAGAGCTTTCGGACGCCTTGAACAGCGGCGTATTGGACGAGGACGGCTTGGACGCAAGTCTGCCCTCTGGCCTGCGTGATTACGCAAACCTTGTCACGCATCGCAACCCCAAGATCAAAGACAAGATTGGGCGGTTGTTCACAAACATGATGCACCACCTGTATTCGGAAGCAGAGCTAACTGGCGCTGAGCCTCTCATGCTGACGCCATACGATGCAGCCCAAATCCTTGGCCGCTCAGACCTAGACAATTTCCAAGACGACGTCGCCCTGCCAACAGACAGCGACCTTTACAACAACATGAGAGGAGCCTTCCGCTCGGTTGCCGCGTCGCTTGAGCAGGGCCGCGTCGAGGACGCAGTCGATTTTGTCTCCAACTTCGGGTATTCGATCATGTCTCCTAGCGAGCAGGGCGCGTTCTCAAAGATTGGCAAAGCCAGCGGCATCTCTGGCCGTGAAATGCACAACGCTCTACTCTACAAGTCTTTGCGCGGACAGCTCCTGATGGACAACTTCCGCTCTCAGAACGGAGGCGAGACCCTCGCGCGTCTGGTGAAAGAGAGCCAAGACCGCGTCATCCACGTCCTTCGCGACGTGCGCGACGGCTCAAGCAGCGATGGCTTTGTAATGTTTGCGGCCTACGGCGACATCTACGCCGCAATGCGACGCCGCACCCCATTCGCCAACGCAGCATTCTCTGTCTCAAAAGACAGCGTCCACCCGTCTATTGCTGCGCGTGTGGCCCGCGAAATCGTGGGTAGCATGTCGCCTTCCGCCGACAAAGGCGCTCGTAGGTTCTTGGGCGTTGACGACAAAGCAGACCTGACACGCAGCGTGTATCATGTCGTGACTGAAGAAGGAGAAGTTCGCGGGGTCACGCAAACCGAGTCTGGTGTGTATGGGCGTGGTGTTTACCTGAAGCGCAAGGCCGATGACGGTTACGACGCTATGGGATACAAAAGCGACCTTGAGAACAGCATCTCTAAGGATGCGGCATCTCCTGACATGGCACGCGCTGGCCTGGACGCAGCGAAAGAGATCATCTCGCTCCGCGAGCGCCTGCTGCAAGTCGCGGCACGCGGCGCTGGCCCAGATGAAATTCAATCAGTCCTCCAGTCAATCAAGGCAAACTGGGCTATCGCAAAGGCAGCGTCGCAGAACGCACACAGCAAAGACGTAATGCCCGTGTTTGCACGCTTGAGCGACGCGTTCGATGTGAGCAGCAAGTCAAAATACACGCTTGGTGCTGGCAACGTAAACATCGACCACCTCCTCGTCAGTCTGATGGACAATGGGCTGGTGTCGCGGCGTGGCCTAGAGAGCCTGCAACAAAACCTGCCGTCCAGTTTCTCTGGCCGCCAGCTCTACGAAGCCCTTACAAGCGATGTCGGAGGGATCATGCACCTGCATGGCGACTCCATTGACGGGGTCAATGCACGAGACCGCCTCAACCAACACCTTCGCGATAACGGCTACGACAGCATTATCACAGACGAGGGCGCTGTTGCCTTTGACATGGGTTCTGTCCGCCCGCTGCAAGATCGGTTCAATGACTTTGCCGAGATGGAGGGTCGCCCAGCTTCTTATGGCGGCAAGACTTCCATCGACGTTCTTGAGGAAATGTCATTCAACAACGCTCCGATCCGCTCAGGCGCGTCGGTCGCAATCACTGTCGACTTGCAAAACGCAGGCGTCCCCGAGGCGATCATCAAGCCTGTTCGCAAGATGCTGAAAGGCCGCGAGCTGTCCAGCGCGGACGTCGAGCGCGTGAACGAGTTTTCTAGCGTCCGAAACTTCTTCTCGGAAAACTCAGTGCGCCTTCGCAAGATGGGTGCCAACTGGTTCGCTGATGTCATCAAGCCGACCAATGGCGCTGGAGTGCAAGAAGCGCACTCCGCCGAGATGGGTCGCGTCCTTGCTTCCGTATTGAACGGAACACGCAAAGGCGACGTCGCGCTGAACACCCTCCCAGATGCCACCAACTACGCAAAGCGCTGGATGAACCGCAACAAGTTCTGGGGCAGCGTGGCGCAGCCTGCAAGCCACCGCCGCATCTTGGATGCTATTCGTCAGGGGAGAGCGGCAGTCGCGAACCTGAAACCAGATGAGCGTATTGTGGCCTACAAAATCGTTAAGTCGTTCGACGAAGAGCTGAAGCGCATGAAAGACATGGGCATTCACGTTGGCGATGCTCGCGGCCAAAGTGATTTCTACTTGCCACAAGTGTGGAACATAGAGGCAATCCGCGACAACCCATCGGCCTTCATCGAGTCTATGACCCGCGTGTTCATGCGAGAGCAGGCGACACCAGACTTTACGAGTGGCCGCGAAAGCGTTGATGCTATCAAGGGCCGCGTAGAGAAAATGGTCCAGCGTATGCTGGACACTGATGGCGACTTTGTGAACGCGATTGACTCAGCACGCACGGTCATGTCCGACCCGTTCTACTCGCGGATCATTCGCCTTCAGCCAGGCGACTACAAGGACATTGATGGCTTTATGGTCAACGACCTTGAAGGTCTGATTGTGAAGTATTTTGACCGCACCGCACGAAAGCGCGTCTTGACTGAACGCATTGGCGTAAACGGTCACGCACTTCTGGCTTATGAGCGCGTCGCTGAAGGCGGGATCGAGGCCGCCGCTGACATCCTGTCTCAGAACAAAATCAGCGCGAACACCAAGCAAGGCACGCGAGCTGGTTTCGCCGCAGTGGAGGACGTGACGGTTCCGCGCATAGCGGCAAGCAAGGAGACAATCACGCGAGCGCTAACAGAGGCAAAGCGCATTCTGGCAGATAAAAAGAACGCGGCTTCCAAGTCGCAAGCTCGGAACATCCTGGTCAATCTTCAGGATGCTGCCTTCCGCACAGAGCCTCAGTTCTTGAAGAGAGTAGATGCCATCGTCAATGCGATGTCAGACTTTAATAGCCGCCCGATCAGCCGTCAGGCACTGTCGGAGATTGCGGGCATGAACAACCTTCTGAACCGTCGTCCGATTGAGGGCAACGGGACAGGCATGTCGCACGTCGTAACGCGCCGACTCAAGGCGTTTAACTCTGTAACGCTTCTCGGCTTCACCACGTTGACGTCCATTCCAGATACCGCGCTGCCTCTTATCCGCAGCGGCAACTTTGGCGCATTTGCTAAAGCCTGGAAGAACTACATGGCTGACCCAGACTACCGCCGCGCTTCCAAAAACTTGGGGGTTGGCATCGACAACCTGCTGCACCAGAAGATGGCAGAGATCGGAGGCGAGGGTTCGCAAAGGTTCAGCAACGCCTTCTTCAACTTTACCATGCTGACTGGCTGGACAAACGTCCAGCGCGAAGTCGGCGCTATGGTGGGGTATGAGGCAATGCGTGCTGAGCTTGGGAAAGCGACACGCCTGCGGCGTGAGGGCAAGACCAACTCTGCGTCTTACAGAACCTCAATGCGCTTCCTAGAGCGCTACGGCCTGACTGGGCAAGGCGCTTCATACGACTTCATGAAGCCAGGCGCGGTGGCCCTAGATGTAAGCAGCTCGGACGGAGCGGCCCATAAGGCTGTGCAACTTGCTACACTCAGGTTCGTCAACGAGTCTCTGTTCATGCCAAGCTCGAACGACATCCCGCAGTGGGCCAACACGCCTTGGGGCAGCGTCGTGTTCCAGCTCAAGTCGTATCCTCTCATGATGATGCGCCTGACAAACGACGTGTTTGGGGAAGCCAAGAAGGGCAACATGAAGCCGCTGGCCTACCTCGCGACGGCAGGCGTTGGGTTTGGCGCTATCGCACTCTCGGTTAAGGACGTCGTCCAAAGTCGTGGGGGCGATGACAACCGCCAGCGCGAGGTCCGCGAGCGCAGGCTAAGCCAAATGTTCCCTGGCCTTGCGGCAGCAGTCGGCATTCCAGAAGACAGCAACACTGACGCCGCCCTCGGCTGGTATCTTCAGTCCATGATGGCTGTCGGTGGCATCGGCCTGCTTGGCGACTTCTTCTTCCAAGCCGCAGAGCAAGCTGACAACGGTGCATACGGGCAGACGCGGATGATGTCTTACGTCCTTGGGCCTAGCGCATCGCTTATCCCTGCCGCGATGGACGTGGCGGGCGGCGTGTCTGAGGCCGCGTTTGGCGGGACAAGCCCAGGCAAGACTCGCCAAGCTCTGCGAACTGTAGCTGGCAGGGTTCCGATCTTAGGTGGTGTCGGTGACTTCCGCGAGACCGCCGCAGACCTTGGAGGCGACCCAACTGGGACTAAGACAAACACAGGCACAGGCTCCAGCTTCTCGTCAGGCTTCGGCTCTGGCTTCAAGAACGGGTTTTGAAAGGCAACATGATGGCACAAAAAAACGAAGTGATTATCCATTGTTCGGATACGCGCCCAGACTGGATGTCTGGCCGCCCGACAGCGGAGAAAGTCGCTGAAATTCGGCGTTGGCACGTCAAGGAACGCGGCTGGAAGGACATCGGATATGCCGAGATCATTGACAGGGACGGCACTCGCTACCCTGGCAGAGACACTGACAACGACGGTGACACATGGGAAGAGATTGGGGCGCACGCCGTCGGCCACAATACAAACTCAATCGGGGTTTGCCTGCTGGGTGGACACGGGTCGAAAGCAACCGACAAGTTTTCTGACAACTTCACCCCAGAGCAAGAGCGCTCGCTTCTCCGCTTGCTTGGCGAGGTTAAGGCGCGTTACGGCAGCGTAAAAATCAGCGGCCATAACGACTACGCCCAAAAAGCCTGCCCTGGATTTAAGGTTTCAGACTGGCTGGCAAACTCCGAGCGCAGTCAGCGAGCGAGTATTTCCGAGTCTAAGACGATCCAGGCTTCGCAAGTTGCCAAGGTGGCGGCGGTGGCAAGCCCGATTGTCGGGATGTTCTCTAACGTCCCGTGGCAAACACTGGCAGTCATGGGCGCGTTCACTCTGATAATCTTGCTCGCGACTGGGATTATTGACTTGGAGCGCTTGAAGAAATGGAGGCGTGGGGATCGGTAATGCTTACTAAGCTCCACTCCTACGCTCTTTTCGCAACTGCCATAGTGTTGGCGGTTGTCGGTGTGTATTGGCGCGGCGTCAGAGATGGCGTCGCAAAGGTCGAGTCGAAGATAGACTCAGCCAGGCTCAACGCTGCACTCGAAGCAAATAAAATTGAAAGGAGCGTCGATGCGCTTTCTGATACTGACTTGCGTGATCGCGCTGGTAAGTGGGTGCGCTAACCCGTCTGGAAATTACTGTGACATTCACAAGCCACTTCTTTTTGGGAGCGGCGAAACAGTCGAATGGCTTGGCCAAAACGACCAAGACCTACTCCGTGGAATTGTTACAGAGAATGAAAAATGGGAAGCAATCTGCAATGGGTAAAAGGGCTTGGTGATAGACTGAGCGGGTGGGTAACCTCCTTGAGTCGAGTTGCAAACAACTGCCTCTTTGACGGCCCATCTGAAAGTCTTTGCTCCCGCGCTTGGAGGCTACGGGGGCAAAGCAAATTTTGGATGTGTTGGGTAAGAGTGTTCGGTCGCATACACTGCGCTAAGTCGTTCCGCGAATACCACGGCGATCAAGAGGAGCGCTGATTTTTCCTGTAAGTGGCGGCGGCAACGCTCCCTATTATGAAGTCGAGCGTCTTCTCCAGCCCGCCATCTATTCTTGTGTCGTTGACGATTGAGATGGTGGGAGCAATTTCGTTTATTTCACTTGAGTGAGTTGCGTCTGGCGGCTCGTCCTGGGTCGATAGTGAAATGACTATTCCGCCCATCGACTTTATCCGTTGGCCCTCGTTGAAGAACCTCACGTCGTCCGTCACTACCAACTGGCCACTGTCCATCATCGCTTGCGCCTTGTGCTGCCACATGGCCCCCCAAAGATCGCCGCCGATTATGTCCCGACCCCATTCCGTCCCCAGCGTCTGCATTGCAAATCGGGGCGTCTTTCCGCATAGCAAGTCGCATGGTAGCTCCTTCAGCTTCCCTTCGATGTGGTCCTCTGTCAGCCCAAAGCCACGAAGCATGTCTTTCAGTGGCCCAGCAAACTTCAAAACCTCATAGTTATATTTCTCATGTAGGTATTGTGCAGCATAAGATTTCCCGCTGCCCATACGCCCTGAAAAACCTATCAGACTTGGGATCATTTGCCGTCCTCCTTGTCAGCAAGTGCCAACCTGAGTGCAAGAAGTTCAGCAGAAAGCCAGCGCAACTTGTCCATCGCCTTGCGTCGGTCATCCAATTGCTTTGAGTTTATGCTGTCGTCGTCAGCGACCTGCTCAATAAGCCACTCGACATCACGAATCCTGTCGCGGCAGCTCGTCATCTGAGACTCTACCTCAATGATCCGTTTCGTTATTTCCAGCTTTGTGTGAGGTGTCTTCATTACTTTTTATCCAGTGGTGTATATGGCATCCAGCTAGAGCAGACGTCGCCCCCGCATGTTTCGCAGGCAAATGTCCCGTCGTGATTTCCTGTAGAGCGCCCACAAGTCCTGACGCTTCTTTCTTTCGGAAGCTCTCCACGCCAGCAGGCGTCAACCTTGAAGCATCCTCTGCAACGCCAGTCACTCTCATCAATGCTGCACTTTGCGGCCATATTAGAAAGAACTCGCTCGACCTTGAGGTTCAAAGACTCAAAGCGGAAGACGTCAAAGTCGACATACTCGTGATGGTATGCGCTGTTGTTCTTGTTGTAAGCGACGAGGACGAACCGCTCGATGCCAGACATCCCCATCATGAACTGCATTTGGTCATAGTAATTTGCGTGTGAGACCTTCACGCCTTTCTTCGCAAACTCGTTGAACTTGTTATCGTTCATAGATTTGATCTCGACACCGACAACCTTGTCGTCGATCTCAGTTAGCCCATCTGCGTGGCCAATGGCGTGACCGCCATAGGCCGTGTAGCGCCACTGCTTCCCAGTCATAGGGTCTTTCTCCATGACGTGGACGCCGCCTTTGGCCATGTCCTTCACGACAAGATATTCAATGCGGTGTCCGTCACGGAAAATACGCTTCAGTTGCTCGCTGGGTGGGGTATCTGGGTATCCCCGAAAGCTGAAAGCGATGCTCGCCTCGCAACTTTGACCGACACCAGATGCGCCAATGTATGCTCTCGCCTCGCCTCTCGGCTCGTTGGAGTATGCGTCTCTGATTTTGCCACTGATGTCGGTCATTGTTGTTCCTCAAAACGGGATGTCGTCGTCCAACTTCATACCGCCGCCAGTCGCTGGGGGCGCTTGAAAGTTATCTTTAGTCACCGCACCCGCCTGAGAGCCAAGCTCCGATGGGGCAAAGAAATAGTGGACCGCCGAACCAGTCTTCGTCTCGCCGTTTTTTTCGTAGCTGTCTGCCTTTACAGCAACTCCGACCCTTAGACCGCTCATGGACGACACGTCGCCTGGCTTGTCGGGGTTCGGGTGGCCGCCGTGGACAAGAAGAGCTTTGAGCTGCTCACGACCAATGCGGGTCGCATCATGCGAGGACGGGACGTGGACGTTGATCCAAGTCTTGATCGTCGCTTCAGAAGCGGTGTCCTTCAAGACCACCTCAACCTGCTTGCCATTTTGTCGCGTGTCCCGCAACGCGGCAGATTCCACGACGCAGAGATATTTTCCAGGCTGTAGCATGGAAGACTGACGCACCTCGACGCCCGAAAGATTGAGTTCGTTAAATGAAAATGCCATGAGATCACTCCTCGCTTGGCTGGTTTGTTTCAGGTGACTGCGCTTCTTTCCAAGCAACAAAGGTTGCGTCGTCCATGTCCATTCGGCGGAACAAGTCGACAATGTTGCCAGTGCGCTCGACCGCCCGAAGCCTGCGGTTCTCGTCACGCACTTTGCCTTTCCACCCCTTCACTTCTTCTGTGACGACGTATCTAAGGACTTTCTGGCCAGTCTTACTGTCCCCAGCGGTCGATCTGACGCCGCAAAAAACGCAGTCAAAGATGCCAGGGAGCTGCTGCATGGTGGCTTTGCCGCCCACCATTGGCCAGTATTCGGTGTTGCCGTTGTCGTCTTGGTTTTCTTTGGCGAGTGCCGTGACCAAGACGTGCATAGGCATGTCGCGAACCGCCTTACACGCCCCAACTAACTGCGCCGCATGGTTGCCCCACACCTCGAAGCCGTTGGCGTTTTTCTTACCTTGGCGCTTAGCGCTTTCTTGTGCTTCGATCTCTGCGGCCTTCATTGAGTGGTCACTCAGCTCAGTGAGGCTGTCGATGCCAATCCACTTGTAGCCGCGAGACTTAAAGTCGTCTGTCCGCGTCCACTTAAAAATGTCCACAAAGCTGAAGATGCCGTTGTCCGCATCGGAGCCGCCGTCCCATGAGGAGAATGGCAAGTAGTCAATCCCCGCAGACCTGATCGACGAAAGACCTGACTCGCCGCTCACGATGAAGCCTGGGCCATAGTGGTCCTGATAATGCTTAAACTGCGTGGTCTTTCCCCAGCCGTGGTGGCCATACAGGAGACACTTCCGATAAGATGTCGTGTGGTCCTTCGTGTTAAGGGGTGCAAACATTTACGCTACCTCCGCTACTTTGATCTGCGCCTTGCCCGCCTTGCGCGTCAGCGCTGGCAGCAAAGCCTTTTGCTCTGCATCGTCGAGCTGCTGAAACCTACGCTTGTCGACGGACAAAGAGCGTTTGACGTGATCTGGAAGGCTTGGGTGTTCCTCTAGGATTTCCTCAAGGATTTCGGTGTCCCACTGCCAGCGTTCAGTGCGGTTGCAAATCACAGCATACTTCCCGCCCACGACCAAAACAGCCTCACCAGACTCGTCGGAAAATTCTGTCGACAAGCCGTCTGAAAGTTTCTCCAGCTTGTCCTTTGTATTCTCAAGCTCGCGGCTCAGCGCGAGGAACTCTTCAGCCATGCGCTCAAGGTCTGATCGGTTCGAGATGTTTATGTAGGTGTCCCAGTCGGACATTGGCTTTCTCCCGTTAAAGTTAAAGTTGATAGGGACAAGCTATATCCAAGACATATCTCAAGCAACCATTAGGCATCCGTTTTGTCACACAAAGGTGACACAGATGTTTACCAGACGTGACAGCCCCAATAAGTATTGCCCTATTAGTAAGGAGAAAAAAGATGGGACTGCGCTTCAACGCGGCAAGGCTTGTAGAGGACTGCGGTGGTGTTTCTGCCTTCGCTCAGTGCTTGGGCAAAACAAGGACAGCTCCTTACCGAGCTATAAATACTGGGTATCTCGGAACCCCAACGCTGGCGCGTCTGCTGGCTCAACATCCGCACCTTAACCTTCATGATTATTTCGAGGAAACCAATGAAACAGCAGCAGAAAGCTGAATGGGTTGCCCGCCTGCGTGACGAGGCGGTTGCCGCCTTGGATCGCGGCTGGAACCTGATACCGATCAGCATAAACAGCAAGAAGCCTATTATCAAATGGCTCGACTTGCAGAGCCGCACACTAACAATAGACGAGCTAGACGACTGGTTCGACAACGGTGTGCCAAGCGCAAGCGGCCAGCGGATAGCCCCTTTCAACTTGGGCGTCGTGACAGGCTCTATCAGTGGCATTCTTATCTTAGACTGCGACAACGAGGACGCCTTGAAGCACGCGTCAAAGGCTGGCTGGACAACTCCATTCAGCGTTCAGACAACACGCGGACGCCACTTTTATTTCCGGCATCCAGGACATGGGAAGAGGTTCGCCAACAAGGTGGGCGGATCAGGTCGCGACTGGCCAGATGTAATCGGCTTAGACTTTAGGGGTGACGGCGGCTACGCACTAATGCCCCCCAGCTTGAAGCTATCAGAGGGCAGCGTGGTCCACCAATATGAGTGGGAGATAGGGGCTGGCCTTGACTGGGACGACTTAGAGTCATTCCCTTGGCGGGGGAATCCGACCAATGTGGAGGTCTCACAGGAAGAGTTTTCATTCGGCGCGTTGGACTTATCCAGCGTGAAAGTATCCAGCCCACTGGATGGCGCTAGTATATACGAGCAGACGCGCGTGCGTGTGGCCTTGCTTGGCCGAAAGCTCAGCGATGGGGACGGGAGAAACAACTGGCTGGTCCGCTTCGCTGGTCAGAAGGTCCGCGCGGGGCTGACTGGCGATGATCTTTTGCTCGTTGTCGGCAAATACATGGACGAGTTTTTCAGCGACCACCTCGATGACGGTGAGGTTGCTACAGTTTTACGCAGCGCGACTGATATGGATCGCCGCAATTACCCAGAGGATTACGACTCAAGCGGCGCTCGAAAAGTGAAAGCTCCTGAGCCAGCGAAGCCAAGCGGTTTGTTGAGGCCAGTCTACTCTGGCGACGTTCAACGTCTGCTGGATACCTTGGGGGACACGGCATACTGGGCAGACCCTCTGATTGCTGCTGAGACTATTACACAGGTTGTCGGCTACAACGGCCACGGGAAGTCGTTTTTCTTGGCAGCACTACTGACTTCGATGGCTGCTGGTCGCCCTGCGTTCGGGCCATACGACACGCCAAAGCCTGCAAAGGTGTTTTATTTAGATTACGACAACCCTGCTCGCACAGTGCTGCACCGCCTCGGTGGCTTTAATAAAATGTTTGGCGACACTGGAGAGCGGTTCGGCTTATGGACGCCGACACTGATACCGCCAGAGGAAGGTGGCGAGATGAACCTCGCGACTGAGAATGGCTTTAAGACGCTGGGGAATTGGCTCGACGTTGTCGACCCAGACATCCTTGTGATTGACACTGTCCGCAACGCGTTTGGTGGGATGGACGAGGCCAGCCCTCAAGAGTGGTTCAAGGTGAACCACGTCGCTAAGACAGTTCGCAACCTCCACCGCGCCAGCGTTGTCTTGGTCCACCACCGCAACAAGCCTGGGGAGGGCGGCCTTGGCCGCGAGGCAGGCTCTACGGCGCAGCTCACAGACATCGACACGCAGGTCATGGTCACTCAGGTGTTCCGCGACAAGACCGACGCTAAGACTAAGGCTGGCCTATTAGACAGCGACCTGAACGTCTTGGACATGGCTGATCGCGAATGGACCCCATACGGATACCTTGAGCAGCGCCTTGAGCCTGACAGCCGCTTGAAGATGGTGAGCCAGATCAGCTTCGGGAAGGTGCGCCAGCAGACCGAGATGCACCAGACGCATTACATCGGTTGGGCAGAGCGCCTGATGGACGGGTCACAATATGTAGTGTCCACCGCGTCCGCTAAGCAGAAGGCCGCCATCCTTTCATCGCGAGGCGAGACGCCAGAAAACATCGCCCGCAAGCTGAGTATGCCGTTGTATGAAGTGCGGAGGTGGGTCGCATGATCGAGCTTGAAAGCGCCGCGAAAAAAAGTGAGCCGACCTATATAGAACCTACTAGCTTACTAGCTAATTCTACAATGACAGGAAGAAAAGCCGAACAGGCTTTTCCTCAATCGAAACTATCTAGTTCTAAAGGGATTGTTAAGGGTTCGTTTTTGGTCAGTCAACCCACAATCGTGTTTGTGTCAGAAGAGTTGATCTACACCCAAGCCGCATCTATTGAGCGCCCCCCCTTTTCGGGGGGCGTTCC